CGAACTAATGTGACTGAGGCGGGTGGTGTTGTTCCTTTTTACGAAGATTTGGGCTATTAATAATTTATGGTATAATATTTTATATATGGACGATAAATTGATTGCAGAGCATGTAAAAGAAAAAGAGGAGTCTAGCTCTTTCAAAAAAAGACGCTTTCCTCAATGGAACGAGAACTATGCACTGTACCGAGACCTTGTAAAAACTAATCGTCTGACACAAAGACAGGCTGTTAATATTCCTATTATGCGTGAAGCTATCCAAGGTTGGGTTAGTAAAATTGACGATGCACCTGAGCTTGTTTTCACATCACGTGGACGAAATGATAAAGACAAAACAGGGGAACTGATTGTGAATGAATTGTGGTCTTACTACTTTGATAAATTGAAGTTAGATATTTTAGATAATGTTGATAAAAAGATTGTCGGCCTACAAGGAAGATCATTTAAGATTTGTGGAATGTCAAAAAATGAATTTTTCGTTGATGTGATTGACCCTTATGATATTGAAATTTCTCCCCGCGCAAATGTTTTGAACCTAGACGAGGCGCAGTACGTGATTAGAACTCACATCTTTAAACCATTGCGTGAGATTCTTGCTAGTTCAAAATACGATGCTGATGCTAAAATGTCTTTGAAGATTTACATTGATACTAAAGAAGGACTGATTAAGGCCGCTGAATCAAGAGAAGCGTACATTGATAAAATGGATAGACTACGTGACCTTGGTGCAGAGAACTTTGATGATAGCAATGCCTCAGAGGTACTTATCGAATTGAACGAATCATATAAACTTGTATGGAACGCGAAAGAGAATAGATTTGTAAGACACTTGATTGTTATTGCAGCTGACAAAGTTGTTCTATTTAATAAAACTATCAAAGATGCACTTGGAGTAAGCATTATGCCTATTGTCACTTGGGCAGATGACCCAGACTTAAATGATATTTGGTGTGACGGTAAAGGTGACTCTGTAAGAACAATTAACAAGGTTGTAAATACTTATTTTTCACAAGACCTTGAAAGTCGAACATACAGAAACTTTGGTATGTATTTCTTTAACACAATGAACGGGACTTTTGTGCCTAGAGCTTTTGACCCAAAACCTTTTGGAATGTATGGATTGCCTGGAAACCCAAACGAAATTTTAAAGCAAGTAGAAATTCCATCACTTGGGGACACTACAACTCAAATCCAATTCTTGAAAGATATGATTCTATCTTCTATTGCTCAAACACCAACAGAAAGAGGAATAGCAGCAGGTTCAAGAACAACTCTTGGAGAAGTGGAAATCAATTTGCAACAGTCGCAAGGTAGAAACTCTGTTTCATCTAAACACTACAGACGATGTTGGCAAGAAATTGGGCACTTGTTTTATGAAATGATGAGCCAAAACAAAACAACACCAATCACTCTATATAAAGAAAACTCAGATGGCGAATATTACAAAAAAGATATTTACCCTTCAGATTGGATTCTTCCAGAGGGCTATGTGTGTAAAGTTTCTATTAGAGCCGATCAAGATGCACGAGACCAATTCTCTTTGCAGAAATCACAATATGTTATTACAAACTTCCAAGACAATCCTGTCGCATTAAAAATTGCTAAAAGAAAGCAACTTGAAATTATGGGATGGAATCAAGATGAAATTGATACAGCAATGCAGTCTTATGAACAGCAATCTATTCCTCCTGCTATGATGGGAGAAGAGGGTGTGGAAGAAATTGAAACACCTACAGGACAAGACGGAGGAAGACCTTTTAATAATGCTCAAGTAATGCAACAACAAACAGCTTAATATGAATATACTGAAAAAATATTTAGAGAAGATTGGTGTAGGGAACTTCTCTGACTTAGAGGATGATGAGAAAACAACTTATAGAGAATGGGAAATGGCATTGTCAGGAAAAAAACTTACTGATGATGATGTTGCAAAGTTTCTTGTTTTATTGGAAAATGAATTGGTAGATAAACTGATTGTTTCTGTTGAAGATAGAAATGACATTTACTTAAAGATGCAATTAGATTTGGTGAGAAAAATAAAAGGCTTTTTAGCTACACCAGAACTACAAAAAAAATTAACAGAACAATCTTTACTTAATTTAGTTAAATAAAATGATTTTCAAACTTAGAATAGAAGAACTAAAAGATAAAACAAAAAAAATTAAGAGAGCTATGATGGTCACTCTTGATACTAAAATAGAAGGCATTGGTGTTCTTAATGCGATAGGAGAGCTTGATAAAGGAAGTCCTTTGCAAAAAGAAGTTGATTTTATTATAAAGGAAATGATAAAACAAAAACAAGCTTCCCTTAAAAAAGAAAACAAAGCAAAAGTTGATAAAAAGAAAGCACAGTCTGTTAAAAAATAGACGAGTGTTAATAATAATTATATAATAAATATATGTTCAAGGTTGTAGATTAAAAAAAATAACTTCCCAAACCACTCCACGTGACGGGACAAAATATATGTCAGAAGAAGAAATCCAAACTGTCGATGAGGCAACGGAAGTAGAGGAAACTACAGAAATTCCATCAGTTGAAGAGTCAGTTGCTACTCAAGAAATTGATTATAAGAAAAAATTTAGCGAGTCTTCAAGAGAAGCTTTGCGACTCGTAGAAGAAAATAAGGCCAAAGATTCTGAATTGGAACGCCTTAGACAACTTACTGAAGAAAAAGACAATGGTAACTATACCGATGATTCAGAACCTTTATACCCTGGTTATGAGTTCTTATCAGAAGATGAGCAAAAAAACCTTTTAGAATATACTAATAGTATAAAGAAAGGTGCGATAGATGCGATTTACAAAGATCCATCAATTGCCTTTGCTAGAGAAACTTATAATGAACGACAATGGACAAACGCATTTGAAGCAGTTGTAACCGAATATCCAGAGCTTCGTGAGAATAAGGAAGAGTTTAAGAAAAAATACTTTAATGCCAAAAATGTTCCTGAGAACATTGGAGACATATTAAAAGATTTATCTAAAGTTTACTTATTTGATAAAGCCCGAGATATAGGTGCGCGAGATGCTGAAGAAAAAGCCGGTCGCTATGAAATTGAACGAGCTGGTGCTGGAGATAAAACTCCTACACAGTCTCGAACACTTGAAGACTGGAACAGAATTGCTTCAGAAAATCCTGCTCAATTTGCAAAAATGTCTGTTGAATATAACAAAGATTTAGAGTCTGGAAAATTATAATAGTAATTTACTTACTTAATAATTTACTAAGATGGCTAACGATTTCTCAGCAAATACACCAACAAAGTATTCGCTTAAGGTAATTGACCTTTTGTATAATGAAACAATTTACACAAAAGTTACAAACACAAACTACGTAGGACAAATCAAAGACTCTGGTGACAGAGTTCGAGTACGAACACTAGGAAAACTAACTCTAAATGCTTACACAAAGGGGATGGCTCTTGTAGCTGAAGACTTAACTCCTACTTATGAAGAACTTATTATCGATAAAGAGTTTTACTTCAAATTTGTAGTAGATGATATTGATAAACTTCAAAACGATATAGACACTATCAACGAGTACGCTACAACATCTAAAATGGATATGCAGGAGAAAGTTGATACTGACATTCTTGACTACATGAGAAAAAATGCTCATGGAGCAAACGTTGTTGGAACAGCTTACTCAACAGGAACAGTTACAGTAACAGCTACAACTGGAGCAGTTGTAGGTTCTGGTACTACTTTCACAGCAGCGATGGTTGGAGGTTACTTCAAACCATCAACACTAAGTGATTATTTCTTGGTAACAGCTTACGCTTCAGGAACTTCTATCACAATCACAGACCTTGATGGAGTAGGATATTCAGGAGGTGCGGTTGCTGGAGGTACTGCTTACAGCATTGCAGCTGCAACAGCTGTTTCTGTAACAAAGTCAAATATTTACGCTAATATCGTATCACTACGAACAAAATTAGGACAAAGATTGACTTCAAAAGCAGGACGATTTCTTATCGTGAACTCAGAATTTGAAGGAGCACTTCTACAAGCACCGGAATTTATTCCAGCCGTAGGACAAGCTTACGAAGATGCTGTTAAAGGAGCACGAATTGGAAAGATTGCAGGATTTGATGT